TTTTTTTCTAAGTTGTCACCATCTTTGGACCACTCGTAAAATTCCATGTTAGTTGTCTTTATGAATTTTCTTGTCTCCAGATTGTTGAAGTCATGCGCAACCAATCCAGTACTTAAATAACCCTGTAGACAGTTAATCATATAGTTATCAAATTTAACCCAGTCATCTGCGCTCCAGTCATCAAATAGCATGTGGCCAAACTCATCTTCTGGCGTATACTTTGAGTTGAAGTAATCGCTCATTTCAACTTCAAATTTTCGTCTATCAAATGAACCACCAACACCGCCGATAGTGTAGTTAGTTGTGATCAAGATTTTAGGGCTTTTTTCTACTGGTATTTTAATGGCATCTTGGCCTTTGTACTCCAGCGTGATACCTTCTGTAATTACAGAAAACAAAGATTCAAAACTAAAGTTTTTCTTTACGTCATCAAAAACTAAAACTTGGCTATCTGTAGATACTGTCTGGTATGGAAATGATTTGTTAAACTCAAAAGTTTTTCCATCTATCATGGAGACTTTTTTCATTTTTGAAAGAGCGTTCCAAAGTAACCCCTTACCCGATCCACCATTGGGATTGTCACTTATGGTTTCGTCATTTAAAATAATTGCTTTGTTCTTTGAAGATGTTTTGTAACTGTGTAAAAGATACCCAACAACAGACTTGAAAGAGTTGTATTTGTTTTGATCCCTTCCAGAAATAAGCCAAAGAAAAGTTCTAAATTCTGAATCGTGGTGATCGGATCTTACAAAGTCTCTATCAATAATTTGATTTTTCCATACAAACCCATCCAGACTTAAATAATCAATTTCTTGTACGTCATCCTTTGTGATCTTTACAGCGCAATTTTTGTAGTACAAAAAACACTCATCCTTTGTATCTTCTTTTATATCTACATTTTCACTCTTCAACATTGAAAGATAATTTATGTTAAAGTAGTTTGGATTGCCGGCCATAAAATCATAAGGTTTAAAGCCGATCTTTTCTTTATTCAAAAGCTCTTCAAGTACGTAATCTTTTATTCTTTTTTCGTTTGTCTCTTCAATAAGGTTTTGTTCTTTTTTTATAAAAGTAAACGTGCCGCTATCTGTAGGAAAAAACTTTAAGAAATTATTTTGCTCTAGCCAGAATTTATATTTATGTGGTGAAAGTCTTATCTTATTTTTGTCATCGTAATACCAAAACTCGCTCACCTGTAGATCTTCTTTTATATCCTCTACAACGCTATCAATATTTTTTATATTAATTTCTTTTTTTATTGTAGATAGTTTTTTACCAGATCTTATTTTCTTTTCAATCTCATCTCTAAGCCTGTTATCTTCAAAAGCCTTTGTATTAAAATTCTCTGGGTTTCTGTCGTATGCAGATTTTACCAGTCTTGTAATTTCGTTTTGTGTAAAGTCAGATTCTACGTATTGAAATAAATGATTTTCTGTAGTTGACTGGCTTATACCAAAATCGTGTAAGGCGCTTGCAAACATAAAAAGATTTGTATTTCTATTTCCATTGCTTGCACCATGTTTTTTGTCAAACCAAATCTGTAGCCTCTTTATAATCTCGTGATCAGAATCTAGCCTCACAATTATATCACTTGAATAACCGCCGATATCTGCGGCCTCTTTTTCCTCTTTAGTTTCCCATACTACAGAATCCTTGTTTATATAAATATCTGGATCATAAGATTCAAAGCAAAACCTTGAAACGTCTTTACCGCTTTTATCCAAATGTTTGTTATCAAAGTATTTGAATATTGCATTATAGTATAGCTCGTGATCGGCAGCAACCGGCGGTATCTTAACCAAAACTTTTAACCCATTGCCAGAAGGGCTAATAAACGCAGAAAATACAAAGTCAAGATCAGAGATAGAATCCTTAAATTCTAAGGCCTCCTTTACCGATTCAAACTTATCAAAATCCAAAATAATTAAACCACTATGTTTTTTTAAGCCAGCCTTTGATCTGTTAGAAAATGTACCACTAAAACAATATCCAGTCAATGAAGATTTTATTGAGCTGTCTCCAGTACTCCTGTATGCCTCTATTTTATCCTTAGAAGCCCCTAGCTTGATTCTTTCCAAGCATTTGAATATATCCCTATTGTATGGATTATTACTGTCTGTAACCTTCTTAAACGCGCTAACTTCTATATTCATATATCTTTGGAATTAAAAACCCACAAATCAAAAGGTAGTGGGCTTTATCATTGTGGGAATTTATAAAAAATCTTTAACAGCCACTACTCTGCGAGCTGCAAAGATAACAAAAATATCAATATAGGCAACAAAAATAGCTATTTATTGTATTTCGTGCCGCTTCGTGCCGCTTCGTGCCGCTTTATTTTTCAATGTGCCGCGCTCTTAGCACCTGTGTTTATATGGCCTAAGCCGATTTCGTGCCGCATTGACGCATTTTTTTACTTTTTTGCTCAAAAAAAAACGCTTTTTTGAAAAACGTGTTTTCCAGTATAAGTATAGGGGACCGTCTATCCGCCATGCGCCACAAAAAAACCCTACCAAATTAATGATAGGGTTTCAAACAAAAGAAAACAAAAGAAAACAAAAATTTATTTAATAGATATAATGTGATCAATTTCGCGCTGTATATAATCTTTGGCTTTTAAAAGATCCTTTAACTCATCGGCTTTTTTGCCAGCCCTACATACATACTTTACAACATTGCCTCTATTAAAATTTAAGCCATAAGACTTGGCAACATCTATAACGTCAAAATCGTTACTGGTTTTATAATGTTCTGGTACCATATATTAAAAATCTAAGTGAGAAATTGAATCTTCGTCTATTTCTAAACTTTTACCATCCAAAACAATTTCCGTTTTAGCTTTGTAATTTTCAAAATAAGACGCAATATCTTTGTACTTATCATTGGCTAACTCGTTTTGCTTTGCTGTAAAAGCTGCTCCAATTTCAAAAGTAGGTACTGTGTACTCTGTAGCTCCTTTTTTCTTTTTGTCAAAAGAATTGATCTCAATAAATGAAGATTCACATTTACCTTCGTTTTCGTTCATAAAATCAGAATATGCAGATACTACAGCTCCCTTAAATTGTAAATTTATAATCTCACCTGTATCGCTTACAGCGTATACTGATCGGTAATACTTACCGCCGGCATCTCTAATTTTGCCACGTATTTCAGAATATAAACCTTCTGCAATATCACCGCCTTTAAATGCCTTCACCTTCAAAGGTTCTTTGGATATAAATTTAACTTCATTAGAATAAATACCGCTGGAGCTTGCATCGTTCCAGCCCTTTACATTGTGGAAATGTTCAAGAAATTGAACCTTGATCGGAAGTTGTACTTTCACTTGTTCTTTAGCTTCTCTATCGTAGTACGCAAAACATTTGTCATTGCTTTTCCACTCTAGGAATTTTGTTGCTGGGTTTGTGCTACCTGTTGTCTCGTTTAAAGATCTTCTACTCATAATATAATTGTTTTAAAATACGGCTAAAAAGCACTAGCCGCTTGTGCATCAATTTAATGTAAATATAATACTTTTATTTGGAAATTACGTTCTATTTTCGTTCCAATATCTATCTTTTACTAACTGTGCATCTTTTACACATTTGCAAAGTTTTTGAAATGATTTGTCTTTTTTGTAAAGCTCTGTAGTATCGGGTAAAACTTTAAAGTCTAATACTTTTAAATTTTGTGATAAATAGTCTTGTAGTCTTACTACGTCTTTTTTGTCTATTTCTATTGTTGTATTTATTATCATTTTAAGGGTTTGTTATAAGGTGAATATTCATTGTATTGAGAAGTTACATTTAGTGTTATTGTACTTTCCCAAATATCTCTTTTATTTATAGTTGCTGTATTTTCCCAGTTTTTTCTTTTGGTAACTATTATACCGGTTTTAAGCTTTACTACTTTTTTTTCTTTTCTTTTCATGTTTATATTTTTACATATTTAATCCAGTTTCCTTTTGCCTCCAAAACAAACTGCTTTTGCATATCAAACTCGTTTTGTTTTTCCTCTTCAATATCCTTTATTAGTCTGGTCCAAAGATCTTGAAACTTTAAAACTATTTGCTCTCTTTGATCTCCTGTCAAATCATATACTTTAAACTCGTCTCCATCTTCAAAATAAAGCTCGTTTATATGTAGATTCTCATCGGTAGGTTCCTCAAATGGTGAACACTCACAGTATAAACTCATAAAGTAATTTTTATGCTTTGCGCTCATTGAGATCATTTCTACAGTATTTACTTCACTGTGGCCATCCTCTTTTAGCTTGTTTAAAAGCTTTGAAAATATCTTATTTGTAACTGTGATCATAATTTTCATTGTGTTTGTTAATTAACTCCTTTGCATCTTCTAAGTAAGAAGGGGCCAGATCTTTTAAAACGCCTCGATCATCTTCTAAATAACGGAAATAGGTTTCCAGCCTTAACTTCATGGCGTATAAAGTTAGGTAGTCATCTTTTGGTACTGTAAGTGTATCTTTCATTTTGCTTGTTTAACGTAGCGGTTAATTCCTAACTACATCACAAATGTAAACAAAATTGTTCATAAAAAAAAGGAAAATAAAATAATTCCTATAGAAACCCCAACAACACCGTAGACAAACCTACCTTTTTTTAGGCGCTTTATATCCGATAAATACATATCTTCTTTTATAGATTGTATCTCTGTTTGTTTTTGAAAATCTTTACCTTTTAGATAGATTTGATTTTCTAGTTTTGGTATTATTTTAGTATCGTAATTGAATAAAAGCTTTTCCTTCTGGTCCACGCGGCTGTTAAGTACGCCTATTTGCTCTTTTAAGTTGGTTATTAGCGTATCTTGTGTTAAAAAGCCCCTACGGTATTGCTCGTATACATTTAGCCGATAATAGGCTATGCTAGTGCTGTCAGTTTTTGGTATACTCAACGATGGCTGCGATACTATCGAGTTTATGGTAAGGCAATACAAGATCACGTATACTGGCCATTTGATCTTTAAGCAAAGTATTTTTTTTAAGTATATCATAATATTTTTTTTTAAAGCCGTTATCTATAAATACAATCTCTTTATTTTCCTTGTCTACATTGTTAATCTCATCCTGTAAACATTGTATTTCGTTGCGGTCTTTTTCCTGTTCTTTTTTTAGGTTTGATATCCTTTGCTGTTGGATATCTTTGTACTGACTTGATCCACTGCCAGAAAAAACTAACATTAAGATCAAGACCAGTATAATAATATATAAGAAATTTTTGCTCATCTTAAAAGTATTTTGGGCTTATAACCTTGCTACCATCGGATCTGTAATTAAAAATATAGTAACCCCTTTTTCCTCTTTGAAAGTTTGTTTGTACCCACTCGCTGCTAGGGCTTAATGCTGGGTAATTGTAATAATCAAATTTATCACTCGTGCTGCTATCAAGTATATCTTGGTGACTATCTCCTTTACTAAACTCAATTTTAACGCCTTTTTGCATTAAGTAATTTTCGTCTATATAATTACTAATTTTCTTTTCCTGTTTTGGATCAAGTATTGGTTTAAATCCAAATTTTAAATGTTTGCCGTCTTTACCATGTGTAAGTATAAAACAATTATTTTCTATAGTATAATGATTTATAAATGATCTGTAGTTAATAACCTCCACGTTTTCATGCTTGATCTCTGTTATCTTTTTAAATGCAGAATTTACCACGTACCCAAAGCTTCCGGCGTGATTGTCATTGCATATATTGTGGCAAATAATTTTATCATAATACTTTGCCAGTGAATCTACCATCTTTATTTTGAAACCAATACCGATATCAAATGCTTTTTCGTTATCCATATTTTGTGGCAACTTGTGGCCCTTCCTTGTGGTTTCACCATCCCAGCCATCCATAAAATCGCCTAGCTCATCAATTACTAAGGTATTACTTTTTTGCTGTGATACAACAGACTGTATAATATCTTCAAGTGTATTTTCTATCTGTTTTTCGTTCCAGTCTGTAGCGTACATTGCATGGCCGTTTTCGTTTGTCTCCATGCCAATATGAACATCGGTATAAACAAGCCTATCAAAAGCAAAATCATATTCTTTAGGATTTTTTTCTATTGATACTCTTTTACAGTATTTCTGTATTATAGAATCAAAATCAATTTCCTTAACTTCGTCAATCACATCTTTTGGTACTGTCTGGATCCACTGCTGGCCCGTAGACTTTGAAGTACTAATTTTTGTGATCTTGAAACCTTCCGGTACATCTATAACAGGATTTTGTAACTTTTCAGTAGAAGATATAACATTTCCTTTTTTATCTTTTTTTATGATCGTTTCTACAAAGTGGCCTTTGGAATCGTTTAACCTGTATGCCGTTAAAATATCACATTGTTCTTGTGTAAGGTAGTATCT